ACTGGCACCACCAGCGTGGCGGCGGCCACATCGTGAACGTCACCGCCGATGTATATGCTGCCCGCTTCTAGCGCGCACTCACCCGTTTCAGCGTTGACGGTGCACCGCGCATTCTCGTGAATATCACCATCTGTATAAATGGGTGCAAACAGTCTTTTGATGCGGTGATCGATGATCGATTGCGCTTCGTTTTGCTCCCCTGACTGCGCGACGCGATCCGCATGCACGAGTACCTTCTTGTAGCGCTTTTCAGGCTTGAAGCCGTTGTAAATGGTCATTGCTAGGGCGCTCCAATCACAGTGGAATTACGATTTCTTCATGGCCCTTCACGGTGCCACTGCGCAGCACCGCGGCGCGGTATTCGAGCGAGTACACATCACCCGCGTTTTCGATTTGTGCAGGCGTGAGAAATCTTTGTCCCGCCGGCACATCAGCCTTTGCCACCGTGCCAAAGAACACGCCGCATTCGCGCACCGTTTCGCCCTGAGCGTCTTCAAACGAAAACGTTGCGCGCACGTAGACATACTCCGATGGCACGGCGCTGCGCTTGTAGAAGCGCTTTCCAGGCAATTCAATTTCGCCATCCAACTCGGTGGCTGGCACCACGTATGCCACCTCCGTGGCCAAGCGGCGGCCAATCTCATCAAGCATGCCGATCTGAATGCTGGGCGTGGCTGGTGGGTTTTGGCCCCATGCGCCATCCCCCCGGCCCCATGCCACATGCACCGGCAGCGCTCTAAGCGCCTTGGCCAGCAGCTTGCGGCCGTTTTGCTGAAGAATTTGCATGTGCGTTACTCCGTTGTTTCGTAATGGTTGCTATCGATGTTGGTAGATCGCCATGGGCGTGCATCCCATCGGCCTGTCCATTTGCTGTCCTGAGGCATGCGTGGCGTGCATTCGCTGGCGTAAGCTGTCTCTTGCATGCCGGTCAACTGCGCCTCGCGCGCTTCATTGACGACAGCGGCCATGCCCTGAGAATCAACGCTTTCCGGTGGCAACGGGATGTACTGCGTCACCTGCACTGCTACGGCCGATATTTGCGCCCCCATCAGCGGGCGCACCATGACACCATCCCATCGCCACACATCCCAGCGCATCACATCGGCGCGGCGCACGCTGCTGGCGTAGTGCAGTGCCGTGGCCTCCTGCAGCGGCGAAAGGTTGGGCGCTTCAACAATGGAAATCGTGAACCTGGCTTGACTCCCGATCACGGGCGGGCCACCGTCTCCGACATCCACGAGCGTGCCGCTCACGTTGTCCCAAATGGCCGAGTCCCATTTAGGTTTGCGATCCCATCGCAACATGCGCAGGTCGTACCTGTAAAACACGCGATAGAACGAGACATGCAGCGGGATCGTGGCGCGCACCGCATAGGCCATTTCCTTGATGTCGGCATTGCTGACTTCGCGGCCAGGGTTGATATGCAGATAGGGGCCGTCTTCATCGAACGTCACGCCGGAGTAGCCCAGCCACGAAAGCACGCGGCGCACCCCGGCGGCCGTGCCACGCTCGCGCAGCCAGGGCAGGCCCTGGGCCAACAGTTCGCGCGTGTCACCGAAATACCGGTCAATGCGCGCGAGTTGCCATTGCTGCGCCACCCATGGCAACACCGTGTCGTTGTCTGCCATGGCCAGCGGATCCATGGCATCGACCATCGCGCCCCAGCCGTTCGGGAACGTGGTGTCAATCACCCGTTCCAACGGCGTTGACGAAGGCGGCAGGATGGTGCGCGTCCTGGCCATCACATCACCCCCGCATCGACAAGCTGCACCATGCCCAGAGCCGGATACTCGCCCGCCCCAATGGCGGTGATATCGGCGGGTGCGGCGGCGTCCGGAAACTCAACGGCATGCACGCCGTCTACATGCAACAGCGCCGTGATGTAGCTGCGTGGCACAGTGCCCGACATCGTGCCCATTTCCGCAAAGGCGGATCGCACACGGGTTTCCAGCGATGCCAGCAGCCCGCCCGGAGCGCTGCGAGTGCGCGTAATCCTGGCCGTGATGTTGATCGGCTTCGGCACAGCCGCTGCGATAGTGAGAGTCACGCCCAGCATTCGCGTCGCATCAGAATTGAGCGCCGCTTCAACGGCCGCCCTCACGGCCGGCGCCTGCACCGGGTCGGCCACCCACAGCATCACTAACACAATGCCCGGCGCGCTCTGCGATGCTCGCACCGCACGCACCAATGGCGATGCAGTCATGGCGTGGAACTCGTAGTGCTCGCGCGTTCCTTGCGCACCGAGGGCGGCAATCCGCAGCTGCAGACGCACGCGGAATCGGTCGTCGGATTCACCCTCCATGCGCTCCACCCCGAACATCGCCGCCAGGTGGTCAAGATTCGTCCTGTTAGCAAAAGCGAGCAGGTGCTGGCGCGCGCGGTCGTTCACGTCTGCGCGAAAGGAAAGCTCATGCAGCGCGTGGGACTCGATCAGCTTCACCAGCGGCTCAGACTCAAGTTTCACGATTTCATCAATACTCGGCAGGTATTGACGAAGGCCGTCTGCAACCTTGGCCTTGTGCTTCTGCACGATGGTTTCATAGGCCAGTTGCTCCACGACGCTCGGCGGTGGCAGGGACTGCAGATCGATCATTGCGCAGCCCTCCCGCCGACGGTAACGGACAAGGATATGGATCCACCCTCGCGGGCGTATTCACCCACGTACTTGCATTGGATGTCGAGCGTGGCGCGGCCTGGGGTATCAGCATCGCGGGTGATGTTCATCTTCTGAACTGACACGCGCGGCTCCCATTTCATGAGCGCCGATGCCACGGCCGAGAAAACACGCGTTTGCGTGAGCAAGTTGTCTGGCTGGTCGATCAAATCCGGCACGAGCGAACCATACGTGCGGCGCATCACCCGGCTACCGATTGGCGTGGAGAGAATATCGGTGATGCTCTGCTGGATGTGCTCGCGCACACTCATCCGGCGGCCGGTGGTTCGATTCATCATTGCACCGGCTCCGCTGTGTTGGATCCACCAGTACGCACGCCACCATGCAAGTGATGCACCAGGCTGATGCCCTTGGCTATCACATCGACGGACGCGGTGATGTCGTCAGGCCCGATCTTGAGCTTCGCCGCTCCCGCCTCCAGCGTGATGCAGTCCGGCTGCATAAGAATGCTGCAGCCCTCCCCCACCTCCAGGCGTATGGCCTGCTCGTGGTGCGTCGTCAGCTCTTCGGGGGCATGCTGCTGATAGTCTTTCTCCGACCACTGCGTGCGCTGCACGTCCTCTCGGTCAGCCGGTTGAGCGTTCGCATCGCTGTAGAGCCCGAGCAGCGCCACGCCCTGGCCAAGATCCCCGCCCACAGCAAGGAACATGCATTGCTCGCCCTTCTGCGGTGGCCACCAATGCGATCCACACTTTCCCGCTGCGCGGAGCGCGAACCATGGCACCCAATCCGTGATGTTGCCGCCCAGCTCCACACGGCAGCGCGCCGGCTTCTTGTGGCGCACATCATGGATACGGCCTATTCGCGCAATGTTGGCGAGCAGGCGCGCAAGCTCTTGCGGTGAGTTGTGCTGCTGGGTTTCTTCGGGCATGCACAGACTTTGCCGCCGCGCGCGCGCGAAGGCCAGCGCGGCGGGGTGTGGCTGTGCACATCACATTTTTACGATGGGTGCAGGTGGTCTAGCAGGGCGTTTCGGATCATCTCCGCATCGTCATCGCTGATGCCCAGCAGCTCGCGGGCCGGATAGTGGTATGCCGGCCCGTGCGGGTTGACGTTGTCCGTTTCGCCAAAGTGATGGACGCGCGCGATGCGCTGCGCACGGCCGACGATTTCGACCAGTGCGGAATCAGGCGTTCCGCGCGCCTTTGTGTACTTCGCTTTTCTCAGCTTGGCGAAAAGCGGCTGGCGCTGCTTGGCTTCCTGGCGGATCTGGCCCCGCTTGCTTCGCAGGGTGTAGGCCGGTTTCTTGCGTGGCTCCCAGCCACTACCATCGGGCGCAGTCTGCGCAGTCATGCGCGCCACGTTGGCGGCCCGCAGGCGGCGCGCGATGTCAATCGTGATGCGCCTGCGCTCGGCCGGCTGCAGCTTGCGCAGCATGCCTTCCGCCCATGTTTCCAGTGCCTTGAAATCTGCCATGCCGAACTACGCGAAGCGCAAATCCTCGAAGCGCGAGCGCTCCTCCGGCACGTCCATATGCCATTCCGCCAGCAGTTGCTCTTTAAGGTACAGCTGCCAGTGCTCGGCCATGGCATTCATTCCTGGGTGCTCGGGCTCGGGTGGATGGAAGGCATTCAACCTCGTGGGATGCGTCGTGTCCGGTTGCACGATCACGCGTTCGGTCACGGGCACCCGGATTTCCACGTCTGCGGCGTTGTTGTCCATCAACTCCACCCTGAATGCCAAGCCCTTGGCTTGCTTTTCAGGATGGGCCAGCAGGTCGGATTGATTGACGCGCACCCATGCCAATATCGGCACGAAAAGCGCATCCGTGTGCCCTACGTAGTTCAACACCGTCACGTCGATGGTGTATTCATACTCGAACGACAGACCGCCCGCCAGCGTGGAAACTGCGCGCCCTTGCTGAGCGATCACGATCAGGTTTTGCGGGTCGCGCTTCAGGTCGGGATTGGCCGACTCAATGATGTTTCGCAGGGACTGCAGCTTCCACATGGGAATCCTCTCTCAGGGTGCGCCTGTAGCGTTCAATTTCGGCGGCGGCCCCGTTGTACCGGTCGATGCAGAAATTGAGATCTCGGATTGCGGCGTCACCGTCGTCGGTGATGGCGAGAATTTCCGCTCCATCCTCTCCGATAAGTTCGGCTCGCGCTTCTTGATGCCCAGCGGTTCCAGGCTTGGCGGTGCCGTCAGCTGATACGACGGCGGGCACGCAATTGGCGGCACGGATTGACAGGCGCTTGTCGCCACCGCGCAAAGCGCGATCACGCTCAGTCTGCAAAGTCTTTGCATAGTCGTTTGCCTCTTTCAGTTGGTTGCTCAGATGGTCGGCCTCACCGCGCAGGCGATCCCTACTTTCCTCCGCCGCGCGTGTCTGTCGGCTGCGTTCAGCAGCGTCCGCTTGTCGCTGACCCGCACTGTTCCGTTCAGCCATGCGCTCGGCAGCACTGAACCCCTTGTTGTATGCCCACTGGTGCAGCATCAGACCGCCGAATGCCACAGCAGCTATCAACAGGATGGCGACATCGATCACGCCACGGTTGCGCTTCATCATTTCTGCATCTCCATGCAATCGGCAATGCGCCGCGCCTGTCGCAACCAAACGCCCTTGCAGCCCTGCGGCCCCCAATTAGCGGGTA